ACAAAGCTCTTGCTTCGGTAAGGATGATACATATTAAAAACAAGACGATTTTAGCGTCATTTTATCCTCACCAAGTAAGAATTACTACGTGCGAGCGCACTCGAGATTTGATGTATATTGATTTTCCTAAATCATTCTCAGAGATGCCTTCTCTTTCAAAAAAATTATATTCTCGTTCTTCTTTTCCTTCAGCCACAACTCTGCTTTCAGCCCCTATTACTCGATTACATATAACTTCGGTTGATAATAAGATTGTGATTTCGGAAAAGTCAAGGAACGGTGCATTAAAGATGACAGATCCTATTAATGGTTCTACATCTGATGCAAAATATTCTTTTAATGGTGGGTATATCATGCAAGATATTCCTGGGAAACCAGGTGATTGTGGGTTACCTTACCTTATTACTGATCCTACTGGTGTAGTAAAAGTTTTAGGCATTCACGTGGGCTTTCTTGGCTCAAATGGTGTCGGAGACTCTTATTTTACTCCTATTTTTGTTGAAGACTTTATGACGGAGGGCTTTCAAACACAAGGTGCGTATATACCGCCTTGGCTTGAATTTGCTCCCTATAATGGAGGTACTGTTTATGATGATCAGATTCAATGGATGGGTACTTTGAAGAAGCCAAAAATGATTCCTAAAGATACAAATATTCTGCCATCCGTGGCTCAAAAACACGGAGGTTTAGGAGATTTGTATCCGGTTACTCAGTTCCCTGGTATTCTTCACTCTACTTCATATATTGATTCTCAGGGCTTTCTTCATGATATCCGTCCTCTTAAATATAGGATGGATAAATTGAATGCAGCCCCATGTCGACCCTTCCCATCTGGCTTTTCTCATTTGATGCTCCATGAATTTGAGCGTCTTTACGATGGTTTTTTTCCTCGTAAATACGAGAAAGGTCAGTTGAGGAGATGGTCTATTGAAGAAGCGATTTTTGGTATTCCTGGCTTATGGCAGGGTCTGTCAGACGACACCGCCGTAGGCTATGATATTGAAGTTTTGCTTCCCCCTCACGAAAGATTGAATGGTCGTAAAGATCTGTGGAATAAAGAAACAGGTTTTATCCATCCGATTATATATAAATTGGTTGAAGAATACGACCAAGCTGTTCGTGACGGTTACTCTATTAAAAATATTGTTTTCGGTTGTCTTAAAGATGAAGTTCGACCTGATCCTGAGAAACCCCGTTTGTTTTTTGGCGGGAGTCTCGGGATTTTGGTTTGGACTATAACTTGGGTTGGTTCGTTGGTGGTTCTTTCTAAAGGTCACCGCGGGCAAACCTCGGTTGCAATCGGAACAAATCCTCATGGTTTTGATTGGAAGGCTCTCTACCACATGCTTACAGCTCTTTCTGAATGTGAGTTTGCTGCTGGAGATATTTCCGGTCAGGACATGTCCGAAAGATCCTGGTGGGGGTTTGTGTTGGGACACGCTTTTTGTGCTCAATACGGCTATCCTGCCGGGTCTTTTCCTTATAATTGTGTGTTTAATGCATGTACCGCAGCGTTAGCTCCTTTGTTAGTCATTTATGATCAG